CAATCTCCATTTATTATTTTTCCTGTTTCCATAATTTTTAAATTCCTGCGGTTAAATGATAATTAAATCCTTTACTAGTTGTATCACCATATGATTTATAAATTTCATATGATTTTTCATCATATATAATTTCGTTTACTACTTCGACTCTACAACCAACATCATAGACTTTTAATCTTAATTTATCAATATCAAAATCTTCTTCAAGTGGTATATCATAAATTACTTGTTCACCTTTACAATAATTTTCAACAATTAAAAAAGCTTTATTACTACAATATTTTTCTTCGTAATCAATTTTTTTTATATCCAAAACTTCTGTTTCATAAACAACTTTTCCATACTCATCTTCAACTCTTAAAATAAATGAATCCGCAAAAGGCCCCATAATAGATTCGTTTGTCGAATCAAGGAAACTTTCAACTTCTAATATTTCACATATATCATCGCATTCCATCTCATCTTGTTCTACCCCGTTATCACGAAAAGTTTCGTATTGTTTTGTGTTTAATTGAAATGGGTAAAGTTCAGCTCCTTTACCGGCCAAAATTATTTTGTAGTATTTCATATTATTATATCAATTAAAATGTCCATCACTAACACAGTTGTTAACACTATCGCAACAACAATTAAAATTCCCATTACTATCATCATTTGCGTATCAATTTTAAAATTAATACTACATTCAATAACAAACTTACATACACTAAACTACCTATCATATCTTATCTTTTTTTAATTAAACCATTTCTGTAATTATTTGAGCTAATTTATATCCCGCAAATGCTCCTCCCGCGGCCGAACCAGGGAGAACTATAAACTTACCTAAAATTGTATCATATTTTTTTCTGTTGACAATATACGAAATTAAAACGTAATACAAAATATAATTTATTAAAACTAAAAAGTCCAATTCTTTTGCGACAAACACAACAATAGAATTACCTAAAAATCCCCACATAAAATTAATAAAAGTTTCTCGTAGTAATTCACTTGGTGTTGTAATTGCATCTAAAACTGAAATTTCTTTACTAAGTCCTGTTTTATTTTTCGATGTTTTCGATATGGTGTTGGAGGTACCAAAGTCCTTTTCTGAGGTCTTCAAGTTCTGTATCTTTTCTTTTTTTTCCTGCACGACTAATATATTTTATTGCATTTCCTAAACTAAACCCTAAATCCCAAGCGTCAATAACTTTTATTGCTTCGTATTCATTATTTTTACCAAATTGGTAATGGTCAGGATGATTTACCATTTCTTTTTCTATGTTAACATTAGATGAATTTACACACTGGCAATTACCATCTCCCCCATTTATTGGGTTACACACACAATTATCTTTCATTTATATTATTAGTTTTTGTTATTAATAAACTCTGGTTTAACATTTGCTTTAGACTCCATCATTTTTTCAGATAACTCATAATCATCATCATTTTTATACTCCTCCAAAAGTTCTTCTGCGGTTGGTATTCCATTGTATTTAGATTTTAAATCATCAAAGTTTTTAGTATTAACATTTGAAAACATATTACTTAATGTAACCGATAATTCGTCAGCCATATCAATAGTATCACTAATTGCTTTGATAACCTCGTATGGGTTTGCATTGGATGCTGGCCGTCTATCTTCAAGATACCCTTTCCATAATTCTGCAACTAACCTTGGAACTCTAATTGAAGCTCCTCTGTCACTTACCCCCCAACTAAATTTATGGATTGATTGTGTCTCATGTTTACCAGTTAATCTAAGATTATTATCTGAACCGTAAACTTCAATATGTTGTTCTTTTCTTGACTCAAGCGCATTGAATAGTGTTTTGAAATAACCTTCACCCCCAACTTCTCTCATCTTTTTTGTTGAAAAGTTTGTATGTAAACCCGAACCATTCCAATCACCCGCAGTAATAGGTTTTGGGTGGTAGTTAATATGATATCCGTATTTTTCAGATAATTTCTCCATCAAATATCTTGACATCCATAAATCATCACCAGCTTTAATTTTACCTTTAGCAAACACTTGATATTCCCATTGTCCCAAAGCAACTTCAGCATTAACTCCGGTAATTTCAATCCCCATATTTAAACATAAATCCATATGTTCTTCAACTAATTGTCGTCCAACAACATTACTACCGACACCACAATAGTATTTACCTTGTCCTTCAATATGACCTCGATTAAATCCTAATATTGATTTCCCAATACCCTCTTGAATAAAATATTCTTGTTCAAACCCAAACCACATATCATTAACCTCGTCACCTAACATGGTTCTATGGTTTGATTCATGTGGTGTTCCGTCAGGATTCATTACCTCACAAAACACATACACTTTATTATAACAATCATTCTCACGATATATTCGAACGGGTTTTAATATACAATCAGAACTATATCCTTCGGCTTGTTTTGTTGACGAACCATCAAAGTTCCATTCAGGTACTTTTGTTAAATCAGTAATCACACCTTCAATTACTTTTATCTTACTTCTTAAATTAGGTTCTGGTGCATATCCATCTAACCATACATATTCAATTTTTATCATCTTTTTTACTTTATTTTATTTATATAATACTCACTGATTTTTAATTTTATTTCTTCATCAGTTAACTTTTTAATATACCACTCGTAAACTTTAGACGCAGTTTCATCCATAAAAATAAAAGAATCCGCCTTAAATAACATATCTAATTTTTCATTACCTTTTAAGTAATGATTGATGCTATCAATATCAATAAATCTACTTTTGAGCCCCATTATTCTATATATTTAACCGTTTTTTTACTACCACCACTTTGACTAATATATGTTAACACTTTTCTTTTAAAGATTGGAATTAACGTTTCCTCAAGCGGAAATATATCTTTACAAAACATTTCAAAAACAGGATTATTAACTTCCTCGTTCTTTTCATATGTTTTAGAAAATTTAGAAATAATTTCTAACATTGTCAAATTATTTTGTGGTCCTTCGTAAACTAATTTTGTAGTTGTTTTACTTTGATTCTTAACCCTATAAACTTTTTTGGTGGTATATTGCCATACATAAACAATATTTTTAGATTTAAAATAAAAAAACCCTGAATTACTTTTAAAATTATTTTTATTTTTTTTTACAACAATATCGACAGAATCATACACCATACTCCAAATTGATTTTGCAAAATTAAAGTAGTAAAATAATTGTGGTTGTGTATTTTTTAAAATCTGATGGTACTCGTCAATTTCTTCGTCCGCAAGAACAGGAATGTCTTTAACTTTTAAATCCGATAATACTAACTCATCATCATTAGTTAAAAATTTTTTATCAGTATATAAAATTTGGTTTTTATTAAGTAAGGTTTGAATATTCCCTAAATGTAGTGATAGTTCAATAAACATTGGATAGACCTCCATTAATTCCAAATGTTTATTTAATTTTTGGAAATAGTCTAATAAAACGTATTGTTTTTGTTCAGCATCTAAGATACCTTGAAATAACCAATCAGTATCCATTATAAACTCAACTTTTTTATGTCTCCCTTTCTTTTCCATTTATTAAAAATATACAAAAATTTTATAAATAAATGAATACTTTTACTCGACTCTCATAATATAAAAATCTTGCCCATTTACGGTTACTTCCTCATAATCTCCATCATACCCGTTCATAACACCCCATCCGTCGCTATCAACAAGTCCTTTAGCTAAAGCGTCTTCGTCAATAAAATTTCTAATGTCAGCACCATATTCTTTAATATAATATATAGGACTGTCTTCAACATCATTTAACCTACTTTCAAGAAGTTCTTCTATCATTTCCTCGGTAGGTTCATCATCAGGTGTTATATTATCTAATTCTTCTTGTAAGGTATCGATGTGGTCTTGTATTTGGTCATACATTCTATGAAATTCCTCAGGAGCTTCAGTGTCAAAATCTAAATTACTTTGTCTTTCTTCATATTCTTCAATCTCTTGTTCTAATTTAGTTTTTTCTTCTTCTTGTTTTTGAGTTAATTTAAAATCATCTTCACTAAAATAAACTTCAGAATTTTGTCGTATATCATCTTCAAACCAATCACTAAAGTAACTTCTAAGATAATTAATATCAATGTATTCATCAATAAAACCCCGATTAAACCCATCAAGTCCAACCTCATCAATATAATTTTTAGCGTATATTAACGCCGCGTCATCCATCTCATCAGAGGTCCCAACACTATAAACCATGTCTGTAAACTCAGGGCTTAAGACTTCAAAACTTTGTAACCCATAGGTACTATAACGATTTGGGGAAATGATATAAACATCATTATTTTCATTCTCTAAACCTTCAATATCACCCTCTAAATCACTAATTTCATCATATAAACCAGAAACTAATTCAGGTTCTTCAACGTTGTTATATTTGTCTTGTAGTTTATCTAACTCAATTTTTAAGTTAGATAATTTTTCTTGACCCTCTTCGTCTAATACATCTAAACCGACAGAAACTAAATATTTAAATAAGGCATTAGCCTTTAAACCTACATCATCTGTATTATTAATGTTCCATTCATCGTTATCGCGAAGAACATCCATTTCATTTTTCTTTTTTTGTAATTCGGCCGCCAATCTTTTTCGTTGAACTGGAGTCCCGCCATCCCATACATGGTTTTTAACATTAATTTTTGATATGTCACTTATCTTAGTGTTTGATATATCTAAACTACCATCAACATAACCAACATTCCCTAAAGAATCTGTTGATGTGTTACTTATTTTTAAATCACCGGTTATCCACAAAGGTTTTCCTTGAAACTTTGGTAATCTGCTAATTCCTTGTCCGTGATACCCCGATAACTTTAATAGTTCTAAATATTCTTCTGGTGATATTTTATAATATTCACCATCAACTTCCTCAACAATTCTTTTAATTAGTTGTTGTAACCCCTGTTCAGTAAGTCTCACTTTATTTGCCATGTCTATAAATACTTGAAAATAAAATAAATTTAACTTGATTTTCTTGACATTAAATATTAATTGGTGATATTTATAAATAAGAATAAACAAATCTAAATATTATTACCATGGGCTGCGGTTGCAAAAATAAAGGAAATCAAACTCAACCTCAAACAGTTTCGACCCCTCAACAAAGTAGTCAAAATCAAACTTTGGCTCAGGTTCAAGGGCAAACTACTAATAACTCTTCTATTCAAGAGTCAATTAAGAAAGTTGTTGAGAAGTACTACAATAAGAAGTAATATATTTCTTATTTCTGTTATTAAAAAGGGGTGATAAACACCTCTTTTTCTATTTATAATCTAAATTATTTTTACTATTAATTGGTATAATTATTAAAAATGAACTACATCAATAAATATTCAAATAAAGGAATCGTAAACAGTTTTGCCGATTTTGTTTTAAAAGAGATAAACAAAGATACAAAATACGATACGGTAGTTGAGATAACTGATTGTGGTAAATTCTTTGTAATAAACGGTATGACAAACTCTTCTAAGATATTAGACATGTCTGACGTTAAAGAAAGGTTTTATAAAGAAAACGAATCCTTGTTGAACAAGTACGGTTATGATAATATAAATGTTGTCGACCTAATCTTATACAATAATGAATTAGTTAAGAAGGAAGAATATTGGTTCACCTTCTATAATACTGAAAGACCGTCATTTAACCAAAAAATGATTGACTTTGTTCAATCAGATAATACTGTTAAATATAATTCAGTATCGGACCATAAAGGGTTCATGGTTGAGTTAGATTTTGGTCATGAAGATACAACAAAATTAAGTTACTTCTCTTATTCACCTCTTAATATTTCATCAGAATTCCCATACGGACATAGTTTAAGTATGGGTAGATTATATTTTTATTATTCAGAATATATTTGTAATCAGTTATTCAAAGTAATTAATTCAAATAAGATATTATTCAAAATATCAACGCTTAAAAACCAAGATTACGATTTTAATATAAGAATAATTTCAGATTCGATTTATCAGGAAGAAACAATTAAATCTATGGTATTGGATGTATTTGATTTTAATTTAAATAAATTTCAAACTACCATATTAAACTACGATGTTTCTGAGGATTTAAATAATCCTATTAGTGATAAACCATGGTTAATCCATGATAGAACAAAAGATTTAATTATTTTTTAAACTCGTTTAGAATAGGACACTACTTGGTAGAAGTCTTTTTTACCCTCACAATAATCTTTAATTAAAACTAAAAGGGTTTTAAACATGAAGGCATTGGGCGTTTGTTTTTCACACTTAATAAACAATTCAATCATTGCGGATAAAAATTCAACTGAAAAAACACCTAAATTTTGTAATAAATCATATTTTTCGGTAAAATAATCGTTATACATTAAACAATAATTATTACGTTCCTCAATAGAGTTGAATGCTGAGGCAACATCGTATATCTCTAACCATTCAGTTACATAAGAATTAACTCCATTTGGATTATGTTCACATTTTAAAAGTAAATCAACAATCCAATGAGTATGTGATGGTGCTCTTAATCTAGATTTTTCAGTTTTATATTTAACAATAAAATCTAACTCTGGATTGTGTCCACGACTACCCTGATAAATATTAATGTAATTACCGTCAGTTAATTCCCAAGTTCTTGCAGGATGATGAGTGACACCATTTTTTTTAAAAGTCAAATTCATATCGTAAATACATAAAAAAATCCAGTGAAGGATTTTTATAAATTAAAATGTTCTTTAATTATTTTAACCCCGTCTTCAATTTCATTGAAATCTCTATCAGGAGCAAATAACATGGTCTTAGGATTTTCATCAGGTGATTCAATAATCATAAATGCCGGTACAAAGTCATTTTCGGTAATCTCAACAAACATGTCATATTCTTCCTCATATTCGTTAATATCCCTAACCACATAATCGATATCAATCTCATTTAATTGTTCTTTCATTATATCACAAAAAGGACAACCCTCCATTGTGAAAAGAATTAATACTTTATCCATTTAATAAATTTTTTGCAATATCATTTATTTGAGACTCCATTTGTAATCCTGGTCTTGAAAATTGTTCTTTACCATTGGCAAAAGATTTTATTGTAGGGATTGCTCTAATTCCTAACTTGGACGAAAATTCTTTATTCTCTTCAACATTCAATGTATATAATTGTACTTCAGAATTTTCTTTTTGATATTTTTCCGCAACGGTTTCAAAAACAGGTTTCATCATTTTACAAGGGCCACACCAAGGTGCCCAAAAATCCACAACTAATTTTTCTCCGTTGTTAATTTTTTCCTGTAATAATTCTTGTGTAATTTCCATAGTTTATTTTATTTTTTTTAAGTTATGTATAAAAAACTCAACAATACTTTTCTTGTCGGGTTTTGTTAATATAAATATATGAGTACCGTTTTTAAAATACAAAAGAACTCCTGTTGAATCGTATTCATATAACGTGTCTTTAGTTAACACTTCACCTTTCTCATTAACAAAGTCATTGTACCATAGTAAATACGATTTCTTAATTACCGTTTTAATTGCGGATTCTGAATATGGTAACATCACCTCAACAAAACTAGGATGAACACCATACTTTTTGGTAAACATTTCAACACAAAATAAAGGAATTTCTTTCATCTTAAAAATCTAATTCATTAATCATATTTAGTAAATTATTAGGTTCAAAATCATCAAATATACTTTGTTTTAAAGCAACATTATATATCATATCATTATCCCAATCTAATTTAGTTTCACTACCTCTGTTATGAACATCATAAAATTGGTTTGGGCCTATTTCAACTAATTTACTTTTGATTGTTTTGTGACCAAATATAGATTCTATCTCAGGTAAAACAAACAATTCTTTTTTAACCAAGTTATCTATTCGTCTATCAAGGTTTTCTAAAATAATTGACCAATCTTCCCCAAAGTTATAATTAAATTTACCTAATGATTGTACTCTTTTCAATTCAACTACTTTACCACCACTATACTTAATAAAGTATTCAATAGTCACTCTATATTCAGAATCAACATTATCTCTTCTTAAAGATACAATAACTGAGTGTGGTTTTTTAATATAAGTTTTAACACAATTAGACTGTATGAAAGATTCTTTATTATATTCTTTACTAGTGGTCAATAAAACAGGAAAATGAACATTTACACCCAATAACGGTCTTTCAACTTCTGACTTAAACTTCTCACCATAATATCTTTTAAAGTCACCTGACGTATAGAACGCTTGTTTTTCTGACCACTCAAAGTGTTCATCCATAAAGTCTTCGTAATTAGAAGACTTCCACTTAATTGTTTCTAAATTATTTAAGAAATTATGAAAGTTTAAATGGTCATGGAAGGTATTATAATTTATTTGTCCATCTAATACTAACTTGAAGATATCGAACGAGTTTTGGTTTTCCTTGTTAGTAAAATTAACCTGTACGCCACTACCGTTAACCACGGAGTTTTCAATCATTTTTTTAATGATATCGTCATTTTGTGACATTATAAAATTCTTACCAAAAACCTCATAAGTATAAGATAATGTTGTAAAATCACATTGTTTTACTTTATGTAATACACGTTTAAGTTTATCTCCATTAAGACCTGCGTTACTAATAATAGTATCAATATATTTCATACCATTCTTAACCAACTCAACCTTTTTAGGTTGTGGATTATATAATATAAACGAACTCCAATTGTTTGAGAATTTAATACCCGAATAATCTAAGTATCGTTTATATAATTTTAACTCAGGTGATAATTCAGGGTATTTTTCAGTGCCAGGGATTGAGTTAACAAACAAATTAATAATATGATTAATTAAATCAGACCTCCCCCAAATTTTAGGTTCAATAACTTTTTTATTGTAGTCACCAAATAAAGAATTTATTAAAGAACGAAAACGATTAATTGGGTCTTCAGCAAAAATACACCTTCTAATTTTTTTACGACACTTTCTTTTTTTATGATAGTCTAGAATATAACCCGTATATAATGAATTTGTTGTATGATTAAATGTTAGAAATTCAACTCTTGTTGATAACCTAAAATATTTGGTCGCCTTAATCCTAACTCGGTTATATTCAAATATTTTTAAAGCAATCTTATTATCCTTCTCAGTAACAACAATGGTTCTTCTGTACAACCTTACAGTACATAAAGGATTACCATAGTTTTTAATAAAATCCTCTTTGTCTTCACTAACAGATTCTTGTTTAAATTTACCATAATACCCTCCATCCCAATCATCGGTTGATAGTGTAACTTTTTTCTTTAATGGTTCGTCATCCCCCAATGGATTCACAGTCTCATGTTTATCAAAACATAAATCATTAGTACCCTCGAATTTTATCGTGGTGTAATCCGTCAAAGTATATGAATAAATTTCTTTCATAATTTAAATTAAATGAATGGGGGATTATTACCCCCATTTAAATTAACACATCTCTTCTGCAAGTTCCCAAAGTTTGGTATTAACTTGGTTAACCGCCATAATACTACTTAAACCTCTTAAGGATGTTTTTCTACCTCTTTGTGTTTGATACTCAAGACCACCTTTAATAAACTTCTCTTGTACCACATTGAATACCGTCCATAAGTCATTCTTGTTATCTTCCTCACGTTTAGGGTACATAATCTCCATAACATCAAGAGTTGGCGGTACAGTACCAGTCTTCCAACGAGTGTTGATAGCTTTCTTAATGAATTGAATTTTCTCAGGTAAAGTCAGTTCTTTATTCATCATTCGGTCTACTGACCTTTGGATTACAGGTAACCGTCCCGCAAAACTCTCTGTAAGTTGTTTTACCTCATTTAAATCAAATCTTTGATGTCTAAGGTTGAATGACTCAGAAAGTGACGTAGGTACCGTTAAACCGTTACTACATACTAATCGATGAAGGCCAGCACTAACTGAGAATGTTGCCAATCCGTTATGCGAGTTACGAATAATTGCCTCTACGATTGAATCACCAACTTTAGGTAATTCCCCATTACGAAATCTTAATTCGTGAACACCATGTTCACCACGACCTGTTTGTTTAACAGATGATAATTGCCATCCCTCACGTTCAAAATTCTCAAGAATTTCAAATGTTGGTACGAAAACATACTTATCCGACATCTTTTGAGATGGGAACGTTGCAAATACTGCTGGTGCGGTTGATTTAATTGACTCGGAAGTGTATGACATATTTTGTTGTTTTTAAATTTATAATACAAAAGTAATGAATACCATTCATATTACCAAATTTAATTTAAACAAATGTTTCCGAATTTTGTTTTTTGGTGAATTTCGTAAATCTTAGTTTTTTCAAAGATAGTAATTTCACTCTTTCTAAGTTTAACAATTATTTTAAGTATCTGAGGCCTTGTTAAAGAAATTTCTTCCCCATTTTCAACATTAACATAACATTGTTCAGTAACTTTAAGATAAAATTCATTTTTATCCACATCACCGATTAAAATTTTTAACTCTTCAGGGTTTTTATCAAAAAATGATATAAACTGATTAACATATATGTCTACGTCAACATTTCCCATAACATTATTTTTGTAAAAAAATAAGTAAATTAGTTTACATAATAAAACCCACTACCTTCATCAGATAGTTTTTCTTTTAATCTTTCAGGTATTTTAACACCAGGGTTACTATCTTTTAAGTTAATAAACGCTAAACCTGGTATATCAGCAATTGATTCAGGTAAACTTTGTAACGATTTATTTGACGGTAACGCCAAGAAATTTAAATTCTGTAATTGACCGATTGACTCAGGTAATGTTTTAGCGATATTTTGTAATAACAATGCTTGTAAGTCTTTGAATCTACCTAAAGACTCAGGAACTGTTAACGCAATCTCTTCTTTTGATTTGTTATTAATTAATAAGTGTTCTATATTTTCAGGTAAACTATCAAATAATTCATCAAATCCATATAAAGCAACAAATTTACCCGCAGAACTATCAGGATAGTTAATTTCAACCTTATTACCACCTTTAGTTACTAATCCTTTCGCAAATTCAGGTTTGAAGAAGTCCTTGAGTTCAGACATAGGTCCGTTCAAATATTCAACTAAATTAATTTGTCTGTCATGTCTATCCATAAACTGATTTGAAGGGAAATGGAATTGGAATCTTTCTTGTGGTAAACCTGTTTTTTTACCAACTAAACCTTTGTCATCATTTGGAAATACGACATATAATGGGCCATCTTTAATGTATCCATTAAAATAAGTTAATCCAGGTGATGACGTACACCATCTTGATTCTCCTTGGTCGTACTCATGGAATCCACCATAGTAAACCGCCGCGTCTTTACCAACACTACCTTGGTCTTCAATTTTAATCATTGTCCAATTTGGACCTTCATAAACGATTTTACCACCAGCGTGGTTAAAACCTTCTCTTGATTTTTTAGCTTCTTTCTTTTCAAGTTCACCCCTTTTCTTTTCAGGAATTTGAAAATCTTTTAAAGTATCAAATAATGATGTTACCGTAAATTTATTGATGTCTCTTTGTTCTTGGGGTAAATAGGGTTTAGCCTTTTCAAACTTAACTAAATCAGCGGTAGTTTTATATAAATCCTCCATGAATAATCTTCGGCCTTCAACTAAAGACTTTTGATATGCAGGACTTTTAAAATCAACTTCATCATCAGTTTCAATCTGAGGACTAACATAGTTTTTAAGTAACCATTGTGAGTATTTACCAACTTTAACTCTTTCCATATCTTCCATGGATAAAGTGTCTATATCTTTACCTTCAGGTACTCTAGTTGTTGGGTCAGCAAGGATAATCGCCTTTAGGGTTTCAAAATCCATAATACCTTTTGGTTTTTTTCCTGTCTCAATATTTTTAGATTTAGTGGCAGGTTTAACTAATTTATCAAATAAAACCTGAAATCTAGATTGTTCTACTATTAAATTCGAAAGTAATGTTGTTATTCTCATTTTAAATGTTTTTAATATAAATATTCAGAATTAAGAAATAATCCATTATTTAGTAATTCATAATTAAAAGTTCTTCCCCCATGTTTTGAGTCTTACCTTTTTTAGCCGCCGCAGCTTTGGCGAATTCTTTTTTCTCCCATCGATATTTTGGTTCAGGAAACCAAGTATGTAATAATTCAAAGTCATAATAAGATAAACTAAATTTACCTTTAATATCTTTTAATACATTAGCCAATCTCTCATGGTCATCTCTATCAAAGTCATGATTATTGTAATAATTTTCCGTTTTCCAATAAGGTGGGTCCAAATAGATATATGTTGTTGGTGAGTCATATTTTTTAATAACATCCTCAAAATCCATATTCTCAACCTTGGTTATCTTTAAAAAATGTTCAACCCATTCAGGTTTAGATAACTTATCTCTAAATGTAAGGTATTTTGATTTATACTTACCTTTTAAGTCAATAAAACCACTCGTTTCAGGTTTACTACCACTAAATACTTGTGTTAATACGTAAGCATATTTCGCGGCAACAACATAATCGCCAGGTTGTACGCTGTAATTATCGGCAAATATTTCAGCTTGGAAGCTGATAAATTGTTCTTTGTAAATTGACGGTGTAATTTCTTCACCAAATTGTTGACATGGTATTGCATTAATCGCATCCAATAATAGTTTAGGATTTTTAACACATTGAAACAAGTTATAATTTAATGGATTGAAGTCGTTATATACGACTTCTTTAAGATTTGGATATTTGGATAAATCCATGTTGAAGAAACACCAAAACATCCCTCCGAATGTTTCTACGTACGTCTCCATATCCTCAGGGTAGAAAGGGACAATCCACTTTCCAATTTTACTTTTACCTCCGATGTATGATAGCATAGTTATTTTTTTTAAAAGTATAAGTGAAAAAAACCAAAAAGGCAAATGTTTTAGGTATTTTACTTTAATGTATTTTTAGATTACTTTTGGGTCATAAACTATTTAAATTTAAAAAACAATGGATACAGTCGAAGGAACAGTAATTGATGAAACCGAAATTAATACAGGTAAATCCTCTAAATCAACAAAAAAATGTAGTTCTTGTGGTAAATTCCGAAAACAACAGTGGTTTTTAATTGCAATATCATTCTATATTTTATTTGCCGCAATATACGGGACTATAAAATTAATACACGAAGCTCAAAATTACTTCACAAATTAATTACGGTTAAACCTAACAAAAAGTTTAACAAACATATCACCAACATTATTATACCCTTTAGATTTAACTCTAAGGGGTTTTGATGTATCAAATTGAGTTGGTAATTTAATTGATATATTCCCTTGTGGATGCGGAATCTCTAAATTATCACTGTGTAACCCATTTAAATCAAAATAAGCGTTATAGATTAAATCATCCCCAAGTTTTTCAAAATTATTTTCAGACATCACTTTAACTCTAATAACCAAATTACCATACATACCATCTTTATAATCACCTTTACCTTGTAACCTTAAAAATTGTCCATCATCAATCCCATGTGGTAATTTAATCTTAATTGATTCCGTTTCAGACCTAGTTGTTTGTCCGTGGCAAGTACCACAAGTTTTTTTATAGGCGAATCCATTCCCTTTACATTTGTTACACGTTTGTCTAACCACCTGAGAAAACATACTTCCACCAATTTTTTGAACAATAAATCCATCTCCATTACATACATTACAAGTGTCTCTATCTCCACCTTGTCCAACACAATCATTACACATATGTTGTCTTGAATAACTAATTACCTTATCCCCCGCAATAAACGATTCAAGAGCACTAATCTGAACTTCAATTACTTTATCAGGAACAGTTCGTCTTCTTTGAGTATGAAATGCTCCTTTAAACAAATCTTCAAATGGGTTGAATCCTCCACCTCCCATGTTATTAAAAGGATTTTGCCTTTGATTGTCATATTGACTTCTTTTAATCTCGTCACCTAAAGTATCGTAGGCTTCCGAAATTTTTTTAAATTTATTTTCATCACCACCTTTATCTGGATGATGTTCAATTGCTAATTTACGGTAAGCTTTTTTAATCTCATCTTGTGTTGCGGTTTCATTAACCCCTATTGTATTGTAAAAATTATCCATACTCATTTACTTATATTTGTTTTGAAACTAATTTAGTTAATATTATCATTTTTCAATGTCATACAACTATCAAGTAGTACTGTTTAAGAATAAAGTAAAAAAGAAAATAATCAATAAATTTAAAACACATAAAAAAGCAAATGAGTTATATAATTTATTGGTTGAGAAAAGTAATTCCATTTTTTTTGATAAAAAATATGAAAATGGTTACGAATCATTGTATGAATTAGCATTGTTAGAAAAAACATCAGGAACTTTGTCACCAATGTATATGAAAGATGTTTTTGGTAGACAGGTTAAAGTTGACTTAGACGATAATGATTTCTCAATTATCAAAATATCAAAATATAATTTAGAGGAACTTATTGTTGACTATTCCACCAATACTAGAATAACAATCAATGATTTTATTAAAAAATATTTAGACCCACCTGGTTTAAAAATGATATCTAAATTAAATAATAAAGTAATTGTACAAAACGATGACAATTATAATTTATTCACATTAAAAAATGATGATGATTCATCAAGACTATTAGATAATCTTTCTGAAAATTTCATATCTCAAAAAAGAAGTGATTGTATGTTTGTTAAAGATTATTCAACTGCTCAGAGGAAGTATCTTTATTTAATTTTATCTGAGAAAGGGTTTCCGAAAACCTATCTGTTTCGTCAATCAACAACCCATCCAACAAAAACATAAATTCGGTATTTGAAATAACTATTTTGAATTGTTTATGTGTATGGTCAACTTGTCGAAAGTTATTTTGAACTCTTTTAAAATCTTCTGATTTAAGTTCAAAGGCGATTGCGGATTTTCCATCAGGAAATAAACTGTCAATCGCATCAGCAACTAACGCTAATTTTTCAATTATCCCATCAATACTTTTTTGATTCTCTTCCATAGTGATATTTTTTCAGGGGTTTGAGGTATTTTAGGAAGTATTTCTTCCTTTTTTAATTTTTTAATTTGGTTGATTAAATCAGACTTTCCTTTATCTAAATCAATCTTGTCCTTTGTTAATTCGTTCTGGAACCACTCTAGCACCTTCGAGCTCTTCTTCATCGTATTCAAGTTCTAATTTATTATTTTTTATTTCAAATTGTAAACTTTTTAAGTTTTTAAGATTTTGTTTTTCAAAAATATGCTTTAATTCATCTACTTTATTTTGGAATAATTTTTCTTTCTCTTCTCTTTCTAAATTATATTTAATAATATTTTGAATATTTTTAGATGTGTTTTCAACACCTTCTTCAGTTATCTCAGATACAAAAGAAAAAAATCTATTATCAATAATAGTACTTTCTTGTTCTAAAATTTTATCTTCTTCAATATATTTTTTAGGTAATTTCCATGTTTTAGGAAAACTAACGTCAAAACTTAAATAGTTTTTAAGTTTCCTTACAGACTGTATGTATGGAAGTAATGTTGAAAACTCTTTATATAAACTCATAATTAATTTTTAATAAAATAGGTTATGACATAGGATAGTGATAATCCTAAGTGTATAAGTTCCCACCTAGTCAATTTTAGTTGACTTGGTGGGTTCTGTAATAGGGTACTTATAAACCTAGCGACCGTTCTAATTACGGTCAGAACCGAAAAGATAAATAAAAACAAATATATTGCATTTAAATTATGCATTATTGAGGTTTTTTTCTTTCTTCAAGTATTTCAGTTCTTAGTGTTTGTAATAAATTTTTCAAGTCATGAGCGTTTTTTCTAGCTCTAGTACCCGCACTTTTATTACCTTTAAAGAATTTGGCCACTTCTTGTGACAATTCTTCAGTTAGTGTTTTAATTTGTTCTAATGTTTCCATTTTTAAAATTCAATTAGTTTATTTATTGTTTTATTATAAAATAATTTTTTTTGGTCTATAGTAAACACTATAAAGGTATTTTTTAAATTTTAAGATTTTTATCTAACACTTTATATATGGTTAATATCATATCTAAATCAGATTTAGTGAAAGATTTTTTGGTGTCAAAAAGGTCGTTGAGGTAACTATCAATAGAATGTCTAATTTTAACGTCACTTTGATTATAAAAGATATCAACAAAAAATGATTGGAAGTATTCGTAGTGGTCACCAATTGGTTGGAATCTAATATTCTCTTTAGTAAAGTTATCAATTATTTTATTCCAACACCATTCAAAATGTTTGTGATTATCGTCTAACGACATAACAATTTTGGTTTCATTTGCGGTGTTATTCTCACCTAAATAAGTTTCAACAATTAATATGTTCAGGGAATGTGAGAAGTCGGAAAATAACTCTATTTTTTCAGGTATGATATTATTTACCCTAAACCAGATGTCAACATCCTCAGGAGTTAACGGATTTGATATGTAATTAAAAAAATTCTCCATAGAGTTAGTCTATGGAGAAATTATAAGTTATATTATGTGTTTGTAAATTATTGAGTTTTTTGATTGTAACCTATTAAAGATTTCATTCTATCAAACTCTTCATTAATTTGTTTCGCTTGTTTTGGTTCAGTTGACTCTAATTTAGCCATAATCACACTACCTTTATCTTCACCCGCAGTATCGTTAACAACTGGTTGTGGTGATTTGTTGTAGGCCTTTCTCTTAAGTTTAGCCAACATATTATCTTTTCTGATTTTGTTACGTTTTTTGTTCACATCAGATTCCCCCGTGTTAGCCCATTCAGGGTTATTACCTGTTCTTGAAGAACCTTCGATGTTATCTGTTACCCATTCTTCATTTGCATGGATACCATCGTAATCTAAATTTTCTAACGCAGCAGCCGTAAAGTTGTCAACGTAGTCCTCAACCGCAGTTGATGGGATATATGCTTTCTTTTTCATTGTTGCTAATTCACCATTTCCTTTAGGAAACATTTTAGGGTTCATATCAAAATCACCTTTAGAACCGTCTTTTAAATAATCTTTCATTTTTTTAGAAACATCCTTAAGATAGTTATCATTTTCTTTACCATCTTTAGTGTGAATTTGTTCGTATTTTGTAAGTCCTTTAGGTTTTCCGGCACTTTTAATATTATTAGTTTGTTTTTTGCCAGCATTTTCTTCTCTAACAAGTTTTTCTATTAAATCAATCATTTCGTTCTCAGAAAGTTTAACAGATTTTTTACCTTCTTTAGTCTCACCTTTTCTTAACATTTCAAAATCTTCAGAATCAATTTTACCATTTTTGTTTTTGTCAATATTTCTTTGTCGACCTTTTAATTTCTCATTCATTTTACCTTCTTTAGTCTCACCTTTTCTTAACATTTCAAAATCTTCAGAATCAATTTTACCATTTTTGTTTTTGTCAATATTTCTTTGTCGACCTTTTAATCTTTCATTCATTGAGAATTTAAATTTGTTTAAACCCATTTTATTTGAACCACAGAACTGTTGTGTTCTTTTGTCCTCAGGACCAAAATTATCCATATGGTACTTGCAAGCCTCTTTATCTTCTGATTGAGTCTCGTCTTCAATTTCTTCCTCATCTTCAAAATCAACTTCTTCCTCAACATAATCAAATTTACCATTAAGGTCTTCTTCATCATCAATTCCTTCGTCTACTTTACTATAACCACATTCTTCACAAATACCTTCATACATACCACCACCACATTCACATACTTCTGATGATTCGTCTAATTCCTCATCATTATCAAAGTCATTGTCAATGTCACCATTGTATTGGAAATCATCGTCTTGGAAATCATCGTCACCATCTTCTTCACCATAATATGGTTTATACGCACTTCGGTCTTTATAGTCGTCGTCATCACCTTCAACATTAGAACTCATTAAGTCATTTAAGTCTTCATCTGACATTTTATTTAAATTTAACTTACCAAATTTAGGATGACCATCATCCATACCACCTAATTCATTTATCTTGGTAGTTAACTCATCGGTTCTTTCCTCTAAGGTTTCTTTAACCAATCTAGCGACCAAATTATCAAGGTATTTGTTATTTGTGTTTTTCATTTTCTTGTTTTTAATATAAATATCTAAATATTTCAGTTTATTTGTTAGATTTACTATTTTCATACTCATAAGATAGTATCGTTTTAATCACGTTTTCACTTATGTTATGTTTTTTACTAATATTTGTAATCACTTTTTTAACAGTATTGTTTTCAAATATTTTTAAAGCTTTAATATCTCCTTGATTACAGTATGGGAATTTTTTACACTTCTCTTTAACTTGGACGAACTTACCTCCAGGTATTTGAGGTTTAGATTTACCTCTCCAATCTTTTTTACTTGTGGATTTTGCCCAAGCCGCATTGGTTTCATAAGCACCTGAAGATGATGAACCTGTAGCTTCTGTCGCCTCAACTTTTTTAAGTTTTGGTTTTTCATCCGAAAACATAGTTAGTTTTGGGGCTTTGAACGTATTTTCTTCCATTTCTTTTTTAGTTGTTGAGAATAATGGCTCTGAGAATCCTCCCGCAGAACCTGAACCTGTTGATTCTGTTGATTCTGTTTTTTTTTCACCCATTATTGGCATTCCCATAGTTAATTTGCCTATAGGTTTTGTTATTTTTTTAGTACTAACTAACTTATTGGTAAAACCTTTCTTTAATGGTTTACGAATAATCTCTTCTTTTTTGTTTTTACTTTCAGGTATACTTCTAATAAAAGAGTTTGCAGTTTGGACCGCGTCTGAACCTTGTGAGAAAACACCTGTTTTACTCATTTCATCCGCCATTTTAGTTTTTAGGTCACCAGAATATGTTTCTTTAATTTTCATGTTATTTAATAATTAATAAAAGTGATGTTGATATAATCCCAACTAAAGTTCCTAATTTATATAAGGAAGTGGTACGTTTAGAACTTTTTAATTCTTTACCTAAACTTTTAGATAACTCGTCAGATATTTGTAATTGTTTATCTTTTTGAGTAATAACAAATTGGTTATTCTTATCTTTATCTCTCAATAAAGAAATGATTGTATCTTTTTGAATTTCTCTTTCTTCAAGTTTAATAATTTTATTTTGAGTTAATTTTAACTCTTCTTGACATCCATCTAGCCTAATCAAGTCTTTCACAATTTGTTTAGCAACCTCTTTAGTTAAAACAACTTTAGTGGTGTCTGATTCTTTATTGGTACCTGTTTGCGAAAAACAATTCAAGCTCGTTAACGCCAAAATTGTCAGCAGTATTAATTTTTTCATTTGTGTTATTTTTTACTATTGTTATTGTATTATCAATATGATGAATCTCTTTAGTAACATTAACAATTTTTTTGTCAACTTTACCAATTTTTCCATCAATTTCTTTATTTACCGTTTGGACAGAGTCTACTTGTACTTGAATTGTCTTTATCTTATCTTTATATGAATCAACATCCGTTTTAATACTGTTAGTGTTGAATATATTCCAAATTGCCAATACGGCAATAATTAATAATAAAATTGTTTGTTCATTAAAAAATTTTTTCATTATTCTTCGGTTTTTTTTGTTTTTTTTCTTGATGCCATAATTTTAGCCCATTTTGATTTAAACTTTTCATAAAAAGTTTTTAATTTATTAACCATATCTAAAAATTTATCATCTACCTTAATCATTTGTCCATTAATATAAACTCCATTTTCTTCGCCAATTGTGAAAAAAAACTCAATATCAAAATCAATTATTTTACCCGACCATTCAACATTGTTTGGGAATACATTTAACTTATTAAAATCAACTAAATCAGAAACCCCAGTAACAAACTCATCCATAGTTTCTTGGAATGCAGTTTTTTCATCAGTTGTTAATTCTAATTCAGTTTGGGTTTTACCATGTAAAACCAATACACCACCAGATATTCTATACCCTTGTGTTTTATCTTTTGAGGATTCTGTATTATCATCTATTTCGTCTTCAACAGATTGTGTAATATTAAGTTTTTTAGTAACATTATCGTCAGTCATGTCAACACCTTGTTCGGTTAATACCCCATATTGTCTACGGATATCTTCATTAATAGTCTCATTATTTAATAATTTTCTAGAGGCTTTTAATAAATTTTTAATTTCATCGTGCGAATTATTCATTGTATTTTAATTAATTTAAATATTATTTTATTTTATAGTTCTTAATGTAAGCTTTTTCGGCAAACTCTAAAAATTTATCCCCATAAATTTTAACTAATCGGTTCATAATTAGTTGTGGATTTTTTCTTAAATACCTTAAAACATCATTTGGGACTTGGTCTTCATATTTACCAAACATACCTTGTAGTTGTTTTTCTCTTGGTATCATATTAACATTAGGTTCAACCGTAAAATTATTATCATTAAAATCATCTTCAGATTCTTCTTCAGCAATAAATTTTTTAATAAAATTTATTAATTCAGATTCATTTAATTTAACAATTTTTTTCATTATTAATTTTTTTTAAAAATTTTTCAAAATTAAAAGATGGACTAACATCAGTAAAATTCAAATCAAAATTACTTTTAGTGACCACACCTTCATATTTTTCAATACCATTTATTTTTGTGTTGTGCCCAACAATCATTGGTTTTATAGACATTTCTTTAAACAATATATTACACAATATACTTGTATTCTGTACTTGGATATCGGTATAAGGTTGCCAAAAAAAATAGTCTCTCCATTTTTTCTCAAACACATTACCTTTATAAATATCACCAATCCAGTTAACGTAATAGTCTTTTAACGGTTCTTTTTGTAACCATCCTAAATTTTCTAATGAAATGATAATTGAATTCCTATTAATATTAGGTTCTTCAAAGTATTGGGTGTGTTCCGTATTGTCTAATAGTTGTAATACTTTTCCATCCATAGTTATAATATAGTTTGGGATTTTAGGATAATTTCCCGAGTATCTATACTTAATAGAGTTTAAATAATCTGTAACGTTCCTTGAGGTGTGGGTTAGTATTATTTGATATTTTTTCTTTTGTTTACCCTTAGGTTTAAATTTTTTGTAGTTAATTATATCAAACATAACATATAACTTAAAATTTTATTTAGTTATCTTAATCAGGTTTTATATAACTTAATCTTTTAATATTATCTTCAGTTGTTGTGGTTGTTGTGACCTCAACTTCTTTAATAACCTCAACAAATACTTCTTTAATAACCTCAACTTCTCTAATTACTTCAACAGGTACTTCTTTAATAACCTCAACAAGTACCTCAACAATTTTCTCCACTTCTTTAATAACCTCAACAGGTACCTCAACAATTTTTTCAACTACAATTGTTTCGACTTGAGGGGTATAATGTGTGGTATGATGTGTTAAATAACTTTCAGGAATCTCAATCTCATCATGTATAGTATCATGTATGGTATCTTCTTTGTGAGGGACATTGGTGTCCCTCTCTGAATCTTCTTTAATTACTTCAACAATTTTTTCAAACACTTCAGGTTCAACAACAGTCCTATTACCTTCATCGTATTTAATGAAAAAATGTAATGAGGTTAAAGATATTATTGGTAATAAACCACCTTCTAAAAATGCTAACCATCTTTTCAATGATACAACATCTGTAATGTCAGAACCTAAACCTTCCCATATTGGGCCAGTAAGTTCTACCCAAGATTTGAATAATTCCCCGTTGGAGTCAATTTCTTTATAAGAAAAAAATATATTACCAATCATTTGTACAAAAGTAACTAACCCAAACATAAACCACACCCCACCTTTAATTCGATTTGTTGCCGCAATCAATGCCGTCATAGCGCCAATCTCTATAGCTATTGATAGGTAGATTGCCCAACTAAGTGGATTCGCTAAATCATACCAAGAGACTACGTGGGAAATAGAAATAATCCCAACTAATATAATCGGGAATAAAAACATAGCCCTAATTGGGTTGGATTTAATCCATGAAAAAATTATTTTCATTTATCAAGTTGAGATATTTCTTTATCAATTTCTGTCTGTCTGTTAACATCCATAATTTTTCTATCAGTAGATTGAATCATTCTTTTTTCAGATTTAAGACCTTCAATCTTAATTTGTTTTTGTAATTCAAGTGATAATGAATCTACTTTAATGTTAGTCTCCACTACACTTTTTTGAACTTTTTCAACTTTTCCATTAGTCGAACAAGTTTTAAAAAAGATAATTAATATTAATAATGTAATGATTCTAACTCCCCAAGTGTCAATAAAATTTAAAATTGCTTTCATAATATTTTGTTTTTTTTATAAAAGTAAAAAACCTTCTATCTTAATAAATAGAAGGTTTTCTTTTTTTTACATATAATCGTATAAACAATCACTTTCATTTCTTATTTTCCTTAAAGCCTTTTGTTTTATCTGACGAACTCTCTCCTTTGTTAAGTTAAAATCACCACCTATATCCTCTAAAGTTCTTGGTGTCCCTGTTAATCCAAAATAATCTTCAATAATCACTTTTTCTCTTTCATCTAAAAAATCAAGAAGATTTAATAGTTTTGACTTTAACATATCCTTACTATTAAATATCTCATCAGGCATCTCCGCTTGGTCATTCTTAATAATATCAATTAAAGTATCACCATCTTCGTTAATATTCATATCCAAATCAATCATCGATGGTAACCTTTGGAATTTATCATCTAGTTGAGCACCATTAGATTCAACCTCTTTTTTTGCTCGATGTAAATCTTGAACAACATTAACAGGTAATCTAATTGTTCTTGAGTTGTCATTTAAAGACTGTAAGATTGATTGTTTAACCCACCAAACCGCATAAGAAATAAATCTAAGGTTTTTAGACCAATCAAAATTATTAATGGCTTTCATTAGCCCTAAATTACCTTCGGCTATTAAATCAGGAAAATCTAATCCTTGATTTTGATATTGTTTTGCCACTGTAATTACAAAACGTAAATTACCTTCTAAAAGTTCTTTGTGAATTGCATCTTTTTCTCTTTGGGTAATACCCTCAGTAGCTATCATCTTTGCAAGTTCTCTCTCCCTTTCAGGAGTCATAACTTTTATTTTACGAATGTCCTTAAGATATATTTGTATCTCTTCTTGGTTAATTGAAATTGATGAGCTTTTTTCTTTCATATTTTTTATTTAGAGTATTGTTTTAGCAAAGATAGTTCTTTTTTTGTTAATGATACAAGGCCTTTATCATTTATTTTATCAAGTAAGTCATCTAAAGAAGGAACTGAAAGTTTAGATTTAATTTTTTTAATCTCATCCTCATCATCGTCCTCATCGTCAATTATCTTATCAAAAAATAAATCAACTCTACTTTTTAATTCTTCACTTAACGTTTTTTGCGACTCAGATTCAAAACTTGATATATTTTTACCAACATTTTGTGTAAATAAGTGGTTATAAATATCATCCGAAAAACCAACTGATATTTTGTCATGGTCATATGGTAACAACATATAAACAATTTTACTTTCACAAAACATTATATCCATATATTCTTTAATAACCGAGAAATCATCTTTGGTATCAAAAGTAAATATACCAGATTCGGGCCCATAATAAAATTTTATATTTAATGAATCGGATATGACCGATAGTTCCTCAGCTAACGATGTTATAAACTCTTCCTGTTCATCGTGTTTAGCAAAGACAAATAAAATATAACTAGTTAATCTATCATTCATATGTTTTTTTTACAAAATTACAAATTATTTAGTTAATATCAAATTATTGTGACACAAAACTAATATTTTCTTCCTTCCTAATCTTAACCACATTATCAGACCAGTTGGTCACCAATGGGTTATGTGTTATAACAAATATTTTTTCAAAATATTCTTTAATCTTTGTAAAGAACTCGGAAACCATATCCAAGTTATCGTTAGATATTTTACCAAAGACTTCATCAAATACCACAATATTTGGTTTAGGTAATGAACAAATTTTACTTAATACAGCTCTTAACGCTAAAGAGGCGATTGTTCTTTCGTAACCTGAACCTGAGGCCATAAGTTTTTCTACCTGAGTATTGTTATCAATCATCAGGAACTCAACTTCGTTCTTATCATTAATATTAACTTCCAATCTGAAATGAGAACTATTCTCCAACAACCTTTGTAATTCAGAATTGATTAACGGCATCATCGTTTTCATAATCATTTTTGATACTCCGTTTTTACCATATATTTCCAAATAAATTTTGTAGATTTTTTCTCGTTCCGCCTCTTCACCAATCTTAACAATTGTTTTTAAATTTTGTTCAATCTTATCTTTATACGTTTGGATTTGATAATCGTTACTGTTTATTTTTTTTGTTGTGTTACTTTTTTCAACATCAAGGTCATCTAAACGTAAACCCGCTTTAATTAATTGGGTTTCAATTTTTTCGTTGGATGTTATCTTATCCTGTAACTCATTATATTTTGTTAACTTCTCTTGGAGTCTTTTAATTTTTAAATCAAACGATTCAATACTAAGTTCGTATTTTTCTTTTATTAGTTTGTTTTTTTCATACTCATCAAACTCTTTTTTAAGTTGTACGAAACTTTGTTCTTTGCCTAATAAAACCTGCATTAACTCCGAAATTTGGTCTTTATGCTTAATATAACCATCAAGTTCGGCAATTTTAGATTGGGTAATTGATGCCATCATTAAATTAATTCCACAATGTTCACATTTAATTCCGCCATCAACAGAACTCTTCAAATCCTCAATAGTTTTTATTTTATGGTCAACCTCAACTTTTTTCTTATACTCCTCATTGTAGTCTTCTTTAACTTTATCATGTTCATCCTCATGATAAAAAGATGATGGTTCAACAACTTTTATTTCGGAAAATTGTTTTTCAACACCTTGTCTTTGACTTTTAAGAGTTGTTATATCCAAAATTACTTTATCAGGGGAAAGTAAACTGATTTCTTTATCAATGTCATTATGTTTACTCTTTAACAAATTATCTTTGTATTCCTGACCTTTAATGATTCTCTCCTGAACATTAATTAAATCTTTTTGGAGTTGTTGGTTCTCTTCATTAAACCCAACTATTTTAGAATTATAATCTTCATTATCGGTTTTTAACTTTTCACTACTATAAATGTTAGACATCATTGATTTTGAGAAATCACTGTAGATTTCCTTTCCCTCCTCTTCTTTCTTTTTAAGAAAATCTAACCCCATGAATCTTGACAAAACTTGCCCTCTAGCAGTTGGTTTAGAATCAATTAAATCCTCTAAGTTAGTTGCAGTAGTTAAGATTGTCATTAAGAAATCTTCTTTAGACCCAATGGAAGTTTTAATGAACGCCTCTGTTTCTCGTCTTTGTTCTCCTGTAAAGTTTTGTAAACTACCGTCAGACAACTTTTTAAAAAAGTCCAATTCAGTTTTAACATTCCACTCTCCCGCCTTAGATTTTTTTCTTTCAATATGTCTAACAATTATATATTCATCACCATCGATAATGATTTCTCCTTTAACGGATACTTTATTCTTATCGGTGAATCGATTGAAGACCTCTTCGGCTTTGGATGTTTTAGTAGTCTCATTAAAGAATAAGAACAATAATAAATCCACAGTTAAAACTGTTTTACCTCCAAAATTTGGTGGGTTAGACTCAACTACGGTAATCCCATCACATTTTTCAAAATCCAATTTCTGATTCTCACCATATGAAAGGAAATTTGAGAACTCAATGTTCTTAATGAACCATCGTTTAAATGGGGTAACTTCACTGTTATTAACCAATAATTTATTATCAACAATCCCATCAAGATGAATTACCTCATCAAAATACTTCTCTAAAGATTTAGATGTTAGATATGTTTTAACTAATTCAGACTGATAATTCTTGTCCAAGATATTAAAAGATATGTCAACAGTATGAGTGACATCATCACTAGCCTTAGTCTTAGTAATAACATTTACATTAGTCGTATTGTATTTTTTTTGGAAATAATGTCTAACACTTTTAATCTTTTCTTGAGTAAAATTTTCAGCATAATCATCCCATACAACTTGTACATATGGATTATCAAAAGTTTCAAACTCTAATTCACTATTCATTATTTTATAATTAAATTCTATTGGTGGATTAAATAAATCCATTCTATTATTTTTCTAAATCAGAAATTTCTATTTTTTCAACTTGTTTTTGTTCAAGGATATTTTCAATTGGGTTATTCACCACCTCAAAAGGTACCTCAACATCTCCAACTTTAACAGTTAAATTTTCTGTTTCGCCGGAAAATTTAGATTCTAAGTCAGTTAATTGTTTACTGAACATGTCTTGGTAAAGTTTTTGCATTTTTTTTTGTTCTCCCTTAATTTTTACGTTTCTCGCTTGAGTTTTTTTTCTGTGTTCTTTTGCTTTTTTTCCCATTTTTTTGTTTTTTATTTATAAATTATTTAGGTCGATTCTCTTCGAACCATTCTATTATTGCATTTATCCCCCATACAAATCCTGAGGCTATCATACCATCAAAAAAGAATGATGTAATATTTGTACCAATCAATTCATGTGATGGTGAGTAATAACATAATGAGAAGAAAAATCCAACCCATGTACTAGTACACATCATACAAGATAGTAAATCCGATATGAATTGTCCAATCCCGTGTAAAGGTACTAATTTATTACTTCCCCATTTTTTGAAGAACTCTCTCATTCCTGCGAATATGGAACTGTACACAAGTATGTTACTCATTCCATAAGCGGCGATTAACCAAATTAAAATTGCCATATTATATGTTTTTTGTTAGGTTCGACCCTTTCATATAAGCCGCCCCTTGATTTATGTTTATTTGTTCTAATTTTTTGATAGTCCCCTCAAGTTCTGTTATCTTACTATTTTTTTCTGTAAGTTCTTTTCTTAATTTATTCAATGTGTCTTGTAACATTAATGACTTATCGTTATTTGATTGGGTAATGACCTCTTTAATAACTTCAACAATTTCAGGTGGCCTGTTTTCCAACTGTTGTATTTTTAACAACAGTTCATTTATTTGAGTATCATCAGAAACTTGGATGATTTTTTCAATTATTTTTTCAACAGGAACTTCTTTAATAACCTCCACAATTTTTTCAACTTCTTTAATCACTTCAACAGGTACTTCCACCCGTATTTCTCGGATTACCTCGATTTCTACACGTTTTTCCTGAATCCCACCCGTTTTTAAGTCTTTTTCACCATCATTAAGTGTTTTACCTGAGTCTTCCCCAATAAAACCATACTTTTCAATATGAAATCCATTCTTAAAACATTTATTAATAAACCCATCAATATCCAAAATTTTATTTAATAAACAAAAATCATAGATTTCTTTAGTGTTATTAATATCAATATTATACATTTGTGAGTTTTTCTTTTCCATTTATAATATCCTCAAATGATGTTATTTTAAATGAAAGATAAGGTTTTGGATTAAATAAATCTTTATATTTATATTCTTTGTTTTCAACATCATAAATACCATATCCGTGTTTACTAATACTTTCACCTAAATTATTTTGAATTGTTGAACCAATCATATAACCTTTACCCCCTTTAATTTGGAACTCAGCTCGTTTGTGAATATCACCACATAATACGGTTTCCAAACCATCAAACTTTTCAATCTCATACGCTTCCTCACCAAACTCAAATCCAAGGTCTGTTTTTAAACCTGAAATAGGACCATGAAATAAACCAATCTTTCTTCCCTTACCATCAATAATATCAGGAGGAATATTTCCTTGGTATTGAGAATAAACACACCAACTAATGTTATCATCCTCATACACACCTCTATCTCGGTAGTATACAATATTATCATTATTCAAAGAATTAATGATAGGTGTAAGAGCGTCTAATCTTTCGGTATTATTTGTTAAAAAATCGTGATTACCAGGTATAATAATTGTTTTAGCAATGTTAGAACATTCTGTTAAAATCCAAACAACAAACTCAATAAGTTCTGGAGTTAATTGATTCTTACTGTGGACCAAGTCTCCCGTAAATATAATACGGTCAGGAGACAATTCTTTCCATTGTTCAATTGCGGGTTCTAATATTGAACGGTATAAATTGTGGTCTTTATATAATCTGATATGTAAATCAGAAAAGTGTACTAAAGTTTTAATCATAATATTGAAAGGTATCTGTCTCCTCTATCACAAAGTATAGTGAAAATATTTGTCTTATCAAACTTTTGTCCGTATTTAAGTGAGGCCAAAACATTTGCTCCCGCAGAAATTCCAACAAAGATTCCATAATCTTTAGATAATCTACGACTCATTTGAGTCGCCTCTTCTGTTGATATTGTAATAATGTGGTCAACAAAATCTAAATCAACCATAAACTTAGAACCATCACCAATTCCCTGAATCCCATGTAATCCTGATTCTCCTCCACTCATTACTGGTGACTCTGATGGTTCAACCGCAACAATTTCCATATCATAATAAAAATTTTTAAGTGTTTCTCCCGCCCCCATTAGTGTTCCACCAGTACCAGTTCCTAATACAAATGCTGATGGTCTAATTTTATTACTAATTGCCTGATACATTAGTTCAACACCTGT